AAGCATTTAGCATCGCCTGTCTCAATTGCTGTGCAAGGTGCTACGCCTGCCACATTAGCGCAAAAATCCAACTCTAGCTCAACATAATTAAACGGCATTCTACCCATGAGCAATTGCCCGTCTAGGTATGGATTAACGTAAACTAGCGAACCATCGGGATTAAACTGTACTAATAAATCGGATAGCATTTTGATTACTCATAAATGACAGTAACATCTGCCGCCGTTCCGTTTGCCGTAACAATAGTCAAACCTGTACTAAAACTGACACCATATTCAAAATTACCGCTAACACCGTTTCCCGTGTCAATAATGCCAATTGTTGTACCGCTACCGCTAGTGTTATCATAAATAGTCAGTGTATTGGTTATGCCGCCTCTTGTGTTGATTACGATTCTACGCAAAACACCCGCACCACTTTTTACTGTGGTTGTTGTGTTTGTTGTGATGTGATTAAATGATGATGTCTTTTTGGTTGTCTCGACAGCACTAGCGCGTAATTGCGTATTAGTCAAAAGCCCTGCTACTGTTGTTTCTGTTGCTGCGCCTGTAGGCAAACTAACAGTGCCACTGATATTCGTTACGTTCCATGTACCACTTTGGGTAGCAGCAAAGGATGTGTTAGCAATGCTACCAATAGTATTAGAGCCTGTCGGTAACGCAGCATTAACAGCAACATTAACATCACTTGCTCTTAACTGTGCATCAGTAAGACCAACATTAACAGCTAGTGTGCCACCCAACTTAGTATCAATGGCACTTAATGTGTTATTTCCTGTGGTTTGTAATGCACTTGTGGAGGCACCTGTTGGTAATGGCAATGCAACAACGTTACGCACGTCAACATAAGCACCGTTACCACCTACGCGCTGATAGTTTGTGGGTGTCTCAGGGTCTGCCAATGTCACAACCTGACGATACACAATACCATAAGCCGTTGTCACGGTTGTATTGTCTAATTCTTTACTTTGCGCGGGTACTGATACGCCACTTGGTACAATAGCCATTATTTAATAACCCCCTCAAAAGTGATTCCACATGAGCCATGTCCACCGCCTATGCGGTCATCATACTTCACGGGTGCAAATGATGTTTGGTAGCAAAATTGATTGTTATAAAGTGGTGTATTGCCAAACGAAAATATAAAAGGATTGACTTCGGCGGATTGCTTAAACGGTAGCCAAGTATTCTCAAGCCAAGAATGACTCATTTTGTCTAAATTGATACTTGTTGGCTTAACGCCTGTGCGAACAATTGAACGACCAAGATAAACGCCAGACTCGCTTTTGTTGTTAGTTACGACAATATCCTCATTCAGTTTAGGCGGTTGTATGCCTTTGTAGAATCCTAGCTCAAACTCGGTGCGCTGTCCTAAGCACATGACCGCGATTCTAACCGCCACCGATGATGTAAACTCTAGTCGATAATAACGATAAGATACACTATCAAGTTTTAAACAAACCACATAATTATCATTAACGACCTGACTCGGTATTGACGTGCTTGTGTTGAATCTATACGAACCATCATACACGCCGCTACTGACATTATTGATTGTTGCTAAAGTAACGCTAGTTGCAAAATTAGAAACGGCACTGGCTTTTAAAATGATATTGTCAGTGTTTGACGTGAATAACTCATGCGCGCCAATAGCGAAGTAATCAACACTCACCGCGCTACCACAGTCAATCGTAATACTGTTTGAACCCGCATCAAACGAGACAAAGCTAAACGGCTGCCAATTCTTTAATGAGTTGACGCTATAACCACTTGTTACACCTACCGCGCTGAGTGTTGACGCGGTGGCGGTAAAGTAGTTTTTATATCCGATAAATGCAGCATCAAAGCTCATTACACCACCCTTAAAACAGCACCGTCTTTGACTTCTTCACCGATTCTCTGCATTAACTTTAGCACCGAATCGCGGCTATACATAGTATTTTCTTCGCCAAAAACGCTGACATTAACGAAACGCTGTGTGATAGGCTGTTGTTGTTGTGGTTCTGCGCTTGCTGCCCCCGATGCGCCTACACCTGCACCGCCTCCGCCTCCACCGCCATTAGCACCGCCGCCAAAACTTGCTGCTTGTATTTGTCGCAAGTTAGCTAATTGTGATGCTAAGGCCGCCGCGCCAAAAGCTGCACCAACTACGGGGCCACCGATTTTAGCACCTGCCGCGTAAGCATCTATAACAGTTGATGGAATAGCAATCGCCGCATCTGCTAACCTAGCCGCCTTTGTTAGCTCGAACATTTTTCTTGAGTGTTGACTCATACCACCAAAATCAGCAGCGAAAAATGATATTGCGCCTTGCAATTGGCTTTTTTGGAATGCTTTGTTTAACTCTTGCGCCTTGCTGCCACTGCCTAAAATAATATCTAGTTTTTTTGCTGCGTGTTGACGCTCGGCTTCTAGCTCGGCCTGTTTTAACTCATCTTTAAAGATAGCCTCGCCCTCTTGCAATTCGGCTAGTTTATCCATCTTTTGTTGGTGCTGTTCGTCTAATAACTCAAGCTCGGTTAAGCCTGCTTTGCGAGTCTCTTCAATAATCGCCTGTATTTGGTTTATTCTGTTTGTGCGGTATTCATCTTCTTTGGCTCTTTTATCTAATTCAAGCGCATTTTCTTTGGCAAAGTCGTCCATCATTTGCTTTAGAATAAGCGACTCAAAAGAAGCATTTGCAGCCAATACGCCAGCTTGATATTCGCTTGCTGTTAATACTTTTTTGTCGTAAAAGTCTTTTAATTGCTTCAATAAGTCTTGGTGGTGTGCAAACTGTAACTGACTCTCAGTCATGTTAGATTCAAGAGTCTGTTTTAATAACTCTTGTGCGCCCTTGCGTAACTCGTCTGCCTTTTTAGCGGCTTCACCATCATCGCCAGTACCCTTTGGTGCAGTAGGTTCGCCTGTTTTGTTTTTGTTTTTGATTTGGCTTGCTTCATTGATAGCCTCATCTCTAAACGCCGCACCCGCTTCGCCACCGATGCCGCTTGCAAAATCTTCGATGCCTGTTGTAGCAAATGATTCTAAAAACTCTTTAGTCTGTTTTACCTGTTCCATTACCGCGTTTAATGATGCGGTTTTATTGATTGGTACAGGGTCAATAGGCGGTAATCCCTTAAACTTGTTATAGACGTTTTCAGCTTTAATCATCGCATTTGTTAAAGCTGCAACATTTGTATTATAAACATCCATCACCGCCGCGATAGGCACGGCAACACCCATTACAATGATATTACCTAAAGTGCCAATAGATGCGGCTGTGATTTTTACGATGCCATTGGTTGCGGTAAAAATGTTAATTAGCTGTGCGCCAAGCTCGATGGATAAAAACGTGAGTACGCTTATATTGTTTTCTAAGTCGCCTGAGTCAACATTAAACATCGCGTTAAGGTTACGCGTGGCAACCGTAAAGGCTGGGCTTAAATCACTGCTAACAATCTCGGTCGTAGTACGCAAGTTAGCTATAAGTTTGTCAAACTCTTTGTCGGCCTCAATCGCGCGGCTTACGTCTAAATCATCAATTTTTGGCAATAAATTATCAAACTCATTAGCCAATGCTTTTACATTAACCTCTGTGAGTTTTAGCGCTGGCAACCAGTTATCACCAAAAAGAGTCGCGCCTATTTGAGCCTTATCAGCCTGACTGCTGACTTGGCCAAGTGCGTTAGCAACGGTGATTAACTGCTCATCTACGCCTAATTTGGTCAGCTCTGACATTGACAAGCCTAGACGTGCAAATGACTCCTCAAAGTCTTTGTTACCGTTGGCCGCTTCGCCAATCTGCTCATTAAGCGTTTTGGCCAAGTCAATCATCATATCAGTTTCTAGGTTTGCACCCTCTGACACGGCTCGCAATCGCGCTAATTGATTGTAGGTAAGGTTTAGACTGTTAGCTAATGAGTTAAATTCGCGTATTGCATTAGATGTGGTAGCAGTCAACACACCGACAGCCGCCGTTGCTGTAGCGATTGCACCCGCTAACATTTTGGCTTTATCAGCCGACTGACTAAAGCCACTTGATAACGAGTTGTTAGCTTGTTGGCCTTGCTGTTGTGTATTGTTTAACTGTTGGTTGACTTGTTGTAGGCTATTTTGTAACTGGGTTACATCGGCGCGTAAACTTATAATCAGGTCATCAGTTGTTGCCATGTATTTTGTCCAATTCAGCGTTTATTTCTTCAAACTCAGCCAATGTCATCGGCTTGCTGTAACTTTTGCCTGTAGTTATTTCCATTTTGTCTAAGTGTGTATCCCATAACGCCCAAAAGTCGAAAGGCGTTAATTGCCACGCATCACGCGGCTGTATTGATAAGTAGATGACAGCACTCGACCACAACTTATGCCAAATGCTGCCCTTGCCTACTTTTTTTCGCCGTCCTCTGACACGGTTTTAATGTCGGTATCGCTACCAGCCGTTAAAATGTTACCCGCAAAAGTGGCAACCGCAATCGCATAATCGCTTAATCGTTTTGACTTGAGCATACGCTTGTAAAACTCTTCACGCGTCCACCAATCAGGATAACGGCCAGTGGTAGGCACTGCACAGGCAAGCAATGCTTTGGTGATGTCGCCTACTTTGGGTTGTTGCATTTGAAAAATCAACTCATAGATAGGCTTACCTGTCGCCGTTTCTAGTTTGTCCAAATTCTCAAAACTTGGGACTAGATTAAACTCTAGCCCCTCGATGTCCAACAATACTAAACCGCGCATAATCCCACCTTAAGCTGCTGTATAAGTGATAGTACCCGCGCTTTCTAGCGAGATGCTGAAATTCTCTTCTTTGTTGTATTCGCCTGAGCGTTCACAACTAGAAATAGCCCATAATCCAGCCCATGCTTCCCCTGTGCCTGACTCAATCTTGCAATAGATATGTGTGTTTGCATTGGCTGCAACCATCACATTATCAGTAAATACAGCATTATCTGACACCACGCCGCTTGCCTTACATGAGTAAGATCGTACACCCGCACCCTCCAACAATTGACGTGCGCCTGAGCTGTCTTTGTCAGTTACGTCCACAGTCTCATTACTGATAGACAAAGAGTCAGTTTTACCGCCACCGATTACCGCAAAAACATCAGGACCAGTAGAAGTACGGACTTTAATACGAAACTCACTACCCTTAAATTTAGCCATTACGCCACCTCACTAATTAACAAACTAAAACGCATAACGCCGTGACGCGTTACACCATCACTATCAATAACCATATCATGCCTGTCAAACTGACATAACACACTTTGTCCTGCTGCTAATGTTAAATCTGCATTGTGTAATGCAGCATGACATTTATCCATCAAACCTCGAATCTCTTTTGTTCCCTCGTATCGACTGCCAATGTGCAACGTGATAACAGCCTCTAAGCCACTATCATCTTTATTCGACCAATCAGCCGCACCGCCATCTTCTAACCATATTTTCGGAAATGCTTGGTCATTCTCTAAAATCTCATGCACTAAACCGACTAAGCCAGTTGTGGCGTTAAGTTTAGCCCAAACTGCTTTGATATAATCATTAAAAAGGCTCATGGTTGCGCCCCTTGCATATCCAAAATAGCGCGATTAAGGGCATTTTGTACCAAACTTACAACCTGATTTTTTTTAGCTTGTAAACCTTTACGCATAAAAGGACGCGGCTGTAACCCTCTGCTTAAATCGCCATACTCTAGGCTTTTTGCATAAGGCGCAATGCTATGTAGTGATAAGATTCTGATTCTTAGATTAGGTAAATCAGGCTCGGTTTGAATTGAGCGCACCAAAAAGCCTAAATCGGTGGCGGGTGATTCACCTGGTGCAGATGCTTTATGTGTGCGATTAGGATTAGTTTTAACGTAAGTTTTACCACCTCTGGGCGATTGTTGAATGCTGCGTCTAATCTCTGTCGCTACAATTTCACCTGCAATAATCATTGTCGCTTCAATGCGCCGTTGTATTGCCGCTTCAAACTGAGCTACTAATGACATTATGCAGCCTCCAAAACTAACTTAAACCCGTCCTCTAGCAATAAAAAGTCGCCTAATTCAAGAAGCATAAAATCATTATCAACACGATTAAAAGTATCTGCGCTTTCAAGCGTGATGGAATATAACCCTTCTTTGTTATATTCGCCGCTTGTCTCAAAACCACTAATAATAAACGCGCCTGCGAATATCTCGCCATTGTTACTATTGATTTTGCAGTTAAGAAGTGTACCTGTGTTCGCCGCGTAACTGATTTTTGCGTAGCTTGTTGCATCACTGATACACCCACTTGCTTTTAGACTAACGGATTGTATGCCGCAATTCTCTAATAACTCGCGCTGTAACGAGGCTTTATCAGTTATATCGACCGTCTCATTACTGATAGTCATTGTCGTTGTTTTCATCGCTGCTACGGTAGCAAATACACCTGTCGTAACTTCAACATCAAGTAAAAATATCGCGCCTTTTGTTTTCATTGTGCAACGCCTCCCCACAATTCGGCTTTTATTTCGTAAAAGTCTAAATTGTCTTTTAGTCTGCTAATACCTGTTATGCGGTAATACTCGTTGCGATGCTTGATTCTAATGTTGGTACTGTCGCGTGTTGCAGGGATTGTCACTGATTGGTTTTGTCGAATGGTGAACGTGTAAGCCTGTGTATGTTGCACCTCGCCACGATAGAACCGCTCACGCTCGCTCTGTGGTGTCGCTTTCGACCATACGCTAACGAGTGTTGACCATGCGCTAGTAAAGCCACCTTGATCATCGCTTGCTTTGGTGCATTGCTGTATCGTAATACGGTGCTTTAGTTCGCCAATGTTCATACGTTAAATACTCGGTATTGATTCAACACGCTAATAACATGGGCGGGTAAATCGTAAGAGCCGCGATTATAAAAACGGTATGTTACAAGGTCTTTTAAGGCTTGTGTAAGTGGTGCTAGGCTTGATAACGCTGTGGCCATTGTCCACTCAATAACGATTAGCTCATCGTTTGAGTAGTCATAATTGAGGCGTAAACAGCCTGTTACTTCATTAAATAAATAATCTGTAATTGTATCGCCATCAACCGTGACAACGACCGATGATGCGGTAATTCTTGGTGAGTAAAAACGATTTTTAATTGTTTCAGCAATGTATTTTGTACGCCAAACTTGAGGCCGTAATACGTTTTTAGTGTATGACTCTACCTCACGTCTGCATGAAGTAATCAAAGAGCTAATCAAGCTATCCTCATCGCTGTTTTCAACTTTAGCCCACGCCTTAACTTCACTTGTAGTTAATGGCTCGCTACCTGATTCAGACAACAATAACGACATATTGATTAGACCTTTAAAAAAAGGCGGTCATTACAACCACCTTTAGTGTTACATGGTTTAGTTGTTAAGGATTAACAGTGCCTTGCAAACGTAAACCAAACTTAACAAACGATGCGCCAACGCTTAATGTAGATGCAGCAGCAGTTACGGCTGTTGCGCGTACATAGCGTTTAAAACCCACATAACCAATGCTAGAAACGCCTGCCGCGCTTAACGCTGCACTTGCTTCGGTATTGGTTAAGTCAGCATCAGCAACGGCTGTATAGTCGCTGTTGTTGTCGGATTCTTCGATTAACGGCGTTACGCTACCATCGGTATATTCGCCGACTTGGAAAATAATTTCCAAACCTTCGCTACCCTGACGGTCAATGGCTACACCTGCAACATCTTCACCATTGGCAACTGCTGTTAATGCAATGGCAACGCCTACGCTAACTTGATTGTGTAAATCTTTATTGATAGTCATGTTACATTGCTCCAATTAAGCCTTGAATTCAATAAAACGGACGGCTTCGGAGTTCACCAAATCGCCACCTGTGCGTTTTGTGAAGTACCATTGCACCACATCTGGATTAGTGATGTTGTCACGAATGACATTAACGCCGCGACGGTCAACAATCTGATAGGCTTGGTTTAAATCGCCCACAAACATAGACAAGCTGTCGTTAGCAATATCGGCCATGTGGTCAAAATCAGGCACTACTGGGATACCTAAAATCATGCCAAACGGCGAATCAGTTAAGTTCCAAGTTGGCTGCCAAATAAAGTTACCATCGGAGTCCTGCAACTTCATCGCTTCTGCAAAAGTAAAGCGATTCATGCCCCAAATTGCACCTGCACGATAAGCACCGCGTAAGGACATGGCCGCATCAATCAAGATTTTACCGCCGTTAGGAGTTGCAGCAAAACCACCATTTACACCAGTTTTGAATTTCTGCACTGTACCCCATGCACGGCTATTGTCGCCCGTGTATGCAGTAGCAACAGTCATCATGCCGCGTGGCTGTAATACACCGTTACCTAATAAGAAACCGTATGCTTCACCCTCTGCAAAACCTTGAGCCGCATCATTAACAATCATTGCTTCGATGTCGTAATCCGCATCTTCAAGCATTTCAGTTGTTGCGGTTGGTTTGGCGTAAAGTTTTTTGACTTTGATTTCGTATTGACCAAACTGTTTTGTCGCTGTGGTACTTGGCGTATTGCCTTGAAAACCCCACGAATAGCTGTTACGCCCATTATCAATCAAACCTGTCACTGTTTCTTTGCCTGTGTTTTTAACATTGGCAAAACGGCGCACAGGTGAATTGTCGTGAATACGTTGGATAATACGGCCTGTAGTATCGGACGTAGTTAAATAACCACCGTCAGGATTAGTAATCGTGCTTAATGCTTTTTGCTCAGTATCGCTTAATTGCATACCGCGCATTTTTTTGAATAACGCGCTTTTTGCTTCACGTACTTCTTTAGTTAAACCATCGCTGCCAGTTTGAATCTGTGCAGATTGAGCGGCTTTAATTTCTTGAACGGCTTGAACCAAACCCGTGATGTCGTTTTGAATCGCATCTTGTTTTGCTTTTGTTTCGGCCAAAACATCACCATGCTTTTTAAATTCAGCTACGGCTTGTTCTTGGGATTGGCGTAATTGAGATACGGCATTGCCTGCATCATCAATTAACTTTTTTACTTCGGTAATATCAGTCATGAGACTAACCTCGCAATGTTTGATTAAATTTCACTAATGAAGCGGCTAACTCATCATAATTAGGCTCATCATCTCGAATTGCCTTGATTTTACTGATTAGTGTTTTCGCCTCAGAGCGTGATAACTTACAAACATCGCGCAGGTAATGTTCACAGTCTCTTACAGTGTCTAGTTTACACGATTTCATATCATTGACAAGGGCATTGGGATTCATCGCAAATGTCACGAATGAGTATTCCATCACTGACAATTTTTTGATGATGCGCGTGTCATTATCATAGCTAAAATCATCAATTCTAAAGCCAATGCTTAACCCATCAATCGCATTATTCTTGACTAGGGTACGCGCCTCTTGTGCTTTTTGAATATCAAGCAACAACTCACCATCAACCGCTAAACCGTTATCATCTTCACGCATTGATAGCGTTTTGCCAATTGGTTTATCCCAATCATGCTGCCATAACACACGGACGCGGCTCGGGTCGGCTTTGTCTAGCCATTCGCTAAACGCGCCCTTTAAAATAATATCACCGCCCAAATCTACGTTACCCGTAACAGCAGCATAACCACTAAACGCGCCATCACCCGCTTCTTTAAAATTACTATCAACAAGACTTAGAGCCTTTGTGTAATGTAAACGCATATCATAACCCCTCAAAATTATCTAACATCGTAACCCAAAACACACCGACAATTGATAGTATTTTCCGCGCTCGCTGTCGGGTCACTCGGATATTTCATTGATTCACCGTCAACATTAAACGGCTGCCCCATTGGTCGCGTTTGACCATTAGCGTTTTTGTGTGAGTCTCTCACCCGCCGACCATCATTTGTACTAATCCACTCGACCACAACGTCAAGCCCTGAATCGGTGGCGGCTGATTCTGCTCTTGTGTACTGTGATACATTCGCGGCCTTGTGCGTTTCTGTACGCGCTATGGTCATCGCTCGGCTCACTGAGTTTTGACCGCCTATTCTGTTTGCAATGGCATTTGCCACCTTAGTCGGTGTCGCTGCGTAAGGGTCGGCTATACTTGCTTGCATCGTCTGCATGATAACCGCGCTTGCAATGGCTACCGTGTTTGCGCTAACAGTTGTTGCAGTGGTTAATACGTTAGATGCTAAAATACTGTAAATGCTATTCTCTACAAAGTTATCAAAGATGTTCTTTTTGCCTGTCAACTTAAAAGCCTTGAACCGTTCCGATGTTTCCTTGCTTAAATCTGTTAGAATCTCAGTCATGCGTGTTTTGTGCTGTGCTTGAATCTCGGCAAACTGGCTGTCGTTTTGGTTTGTTTCGTATGAGTTGGCCAATTGGTTAGCAGTCTTTTTTAGCTCACGTTTAATCAATTTTTGATAGCGCAAAGCAATCCTGTCTTGTGTCAACAAAACAGCCCTTGCATATTTCAACTTCTCGATTCTAGTCATAGCTAAAACATCGGGTTAAGGTTTGGAATGTCTGCCCCTGCCATTTCTAGCGGTATCAATCCACTATTCACAAGCAATACATCGCCACCATCGACTGGCTCATAACCCATCGCCTGTCTTTTCTCATTAGTGCTTATTGATTGCATGGTGTCTAGTTTGGTATTACGCTCGGCACGTCTCGGCTCTAATGCTGCCACCGAATCAATGTCCACACAAAGAATATCAGTTGGTTTTAAGCCAACACGCCACCCAAGCCAACGATTAAGCGAGGCTAAAAGGTTGTTGTAAAGTGGAATGGCCGAATCTTCATAAAAGGCCGCCCTTGCTTGTTCATAGTTAGCATACGTTTGGCTGCCCTCGATACCTAATAGTTGTGGCGGTACTTTTAGGGCTTCGCATACATCTAGTTTAGCCGATGTTTTACCGCCCAAAAACTCAGCATCGCGCATGGTAAATCCAAAAGATTGCCACTTGAGGCCGCCCTCAGTAATCACTGGCTTGCCTGTATTACCACTGCCTGTGTACGTTTCGCTGAATTGCTCTTTTAACCGTTGGAATGCCGTTTCATCTAAATTAGAATCGGTACTTAATGCACCGCTCGGCTGCATACCGTTTTTTAACAGTGAAAAGTTAGACTTGGCATAGGCGTTTAATTGGTCAACAGCATAAGAACATGGCAACAAAGGGCTGCACCCTCTAAACCTGTCTAACGGGCTATACGCTTTCCACATGAGCATATTCGACGGTAAAACAGCCATAGATTTAATGTCGTTATCGCTCGCTGTGTACTGCCAAATAGCCACCTTTGCCGTCATGGTTTGAGATAATACGGGCGTGAGATAATCAGGACGTAAGATAAAAATCTCTTTAGGTAGTCGTGACGGAATGGCAGCATCACCCCATATCGGAGCTTCGCCACCAACAAGATAGTAAATGACCGCCTGTTCTAAAAACTCGCTTAATGATTGCAGCTCATTCGGCTGTGATATGAGACTCATTAACGCGGCATTGTTAATGACTTCCTCACCGCGTTTAATAATAATCGGGCATGAATTAAACGCGCTAACGTATTGCTGAATACAGGCATATACAGTCGGGTTTTGTTGATACGCCTCTTGTACAAATTGGGCAAAGTTATAAGCTGTAAAATTGCTAGATTGGCGAATAAGCACACCTAAAGCATTGCTTTTCTGTTCGCCTTTCCAAAACTGCCACCATTTTTTACTCATAATCGCCGTACTCTTACAATGTTTGATGGTCTAACTATTGGCTCTATCGCATAGCGTAGCGCGTCTGCATAGTGATTGTTTTTATCTTCAATGTCAGTAGTCGGGTTATCAGTATCATCTGTTTTATAGCTATACGCAGCCAACTCTGCAAAACAACACTGTGCATCGGGGTGTATGTAGATTGCTTTAAACGTCTGCAATGCTACCACGCCATCCTCTACGCTGCCTTTCCACTTTGTACAACCTTTAATCAATGGTATCTCTTTTTTGACTTTTGAGATAGTCTCAGGCCGCGCACAATCAGCCCTTGAGGTATATTTTAGCACATTAGGCACATGGTCAATAAGATATGCGCCTGTGTCGTCTAGCTCTAGTCCGACTTTAGCGGCTGCGTTCGTGATATATAAACAATCATTATAATGATAGCATTCAATAATTGCTGTTGGGTCAACACTAAAACCCCAGTCTATGCCGATGTATGGTGTGCCAAACTCTTTTGTTATCTCAAAATCTAATACTTTTAATTTTTTGGCCAAAATAGAGCTATCGCTAATTTGTAAAAACTTACCTTCCCATATCCAAGCATAACGCCCTGCATCGCCTCGCAAGTCTCTTAGCCGTTGGTTGTTTAGCGACTCAGGAAACCACGGATTGTCATGCCAGTTAATTGTGATGTGTAATGTTCTATCGTCTTTATTGATAATAAACTGTTGCCATGTTGCATCGTGTTCAAAACGTGGGTTAAACACCACATAGAAACGCACTTGGCCATAACGCGGCGTGGGTCGTAAGTATGACCAAGACGTATCTGTGACGTTTTCGGCTTCATCAACCAAAACCACGCGCAATTTATTGATTGACTTGATAGACGTGATGTTTGATTTTAAACCCGCAAAAATAAAGCGTGAGCCTGTTAGATTGTTTGTTATTTCGCCTTGTATAATTTTAAAATAAGACTGTAATTCATACTTGTATATTGTGCTTACAATAGTTGCATAGAGCGAATCAGCAATAGATTTCTGAATCTCACGACAACATAGAATCACACCATCATCAATGAATGACTCTAAAACGCCTAATGCGGATAAAGCCTCAGATTTTGCGCCACCACGTCCACCTTCCATGATGATAATGTCATATAAACAGGACTTTAGATTATCAAAAGCGGGAATTAGCTTTTTAGGTGCGTTAATCGTCATCTTTAGGGGATACCCCTACGATATTAAAAACAGGTGGTTGTAATGCTGAACCATTCGCGCCTGTGTGTTCTTGTTTGTCAATCAACAGGCCAAGCAGTTTAGCCTTTCCCATTGTCGCTGCTGTAGCCGCGCTTGATTGCACAACCATCGCTGATAATGCGGCTTGCCTGTTTTCTTCTAACTCAGCTAATAACGTATCAACGGTTATCTCATGCCGTTTTGCGTGTTTTTCTTTTAACTCATTTAGCCTTGCCGTTACGTTGCCGTTTTCAAGTACTTCATGAGCTTTTCTGTTGATTGTTTCATTTTTCATATTTGAAGAGTTATACGCTTGACGATAAGCCTCCGAAGCGTTGCCTGTCTCGATATAGACAGTACAAAACTTTTCTTGCTTAATCGTTAATGCCATAAAATCACCAACATATAAATCACAAAATAATTAGGCTTCATTTTTTGCGCCATTCACTGAATGACTGTTTCAATTCTGGCAACGCAATAATTATCTGTATGACTGTGTATAGTATTGTTACCAAAACTAGCCAATCCTGCAATTGTACCCCCGCTAGTGTTAGTCCACTCACAATAACAGGGGGTGATGTTTTTGCAACTGCCATACTTAAACCACTTTCTATGTGCTGAGATGAATTAGTGACATTACTCATTGTTGCCGTTCTCTCTCATCAAAATACCAATAGCAGCAAATACAGCACTCGCTGTCAGTGCGTGAGGTGCAAATAGTGGCACACTAGCCAATGCTGCACTAGCTGCGCTAAGGCTTGCCCACGTTGAAGGCTCTTTTAATCGCTTCAATAAGTAATTCATACCATGCCCATCTAATTGCCTTGCTTTTTTGTACTATACCACACATCAAAAAACAGGCAATAAAAAAAGCCCCTGCTGTAGGGGCATAAAAACATCCGTGTTACTGGCAGTATTAAACAAAATTTCGAGAACCTTTGCTGTCAATTATTAAAACTTGTCTGCGATTACGCGCACTAAACGAGATATGCACCCACGCATCATACTCTAAAATTAGTTGGTCATACTGTATATTAGATTCGATAATCATTTCAACAATTTGTCTTGGTGTTAGTTTGTGAGTAACAAAATCAACTGCTTCGCCGCGCCTGTGTTGACTGTTATCACTAGAACCAATGCCACGATTTACAAGCAATGACCTAAAGCCACTTTTTACAATCACTGGCACATTAAGCAAAATACGCACATTATCCATTGCTTGCGCGGTTTGTTTTAATCTTTCTAATTCAATAGAGTTTGGCGTGTTGTCTAATTTATGACGTTTAGCATAATCACTATCTGTCATTTCGTTGTATGTAAAGTATTTGGACAGCCTCATAAATCACCCATTTAATATAATCCTATTTATCATCATAATAATCTTGAATGCGCTTGATTGCCCACTTTGACCACTCCACGACTTGTTGTTGCTGCGCTGATTCAAGATGTTTCATGCTTTAGATTCCAGATAAGACAAATACTTATTCATAAAATCATCGTATTGTTCAGGCTTGCCAAAAGTGTAATGCCCACCAGCCATGCTCACCTTAAAATTACTGTCGTTTGGCTCGCTAATATCTTGCACATATTTAAACTGCACAAGCGAAGCAAGCATAAAAACATCAGGTAGCGCATCAATTCGCGTTAAAAATTCAGGCTTCATAAATTACCCCCATCAACACTAAGACACGCATCGCCACGCTCACCTATTACGCCATTATCTAAAAGTATTTTAATGTTTTCAATTTGCTGCATTAGCCTTAGATTTTCTTCGGCCATTGCGCTGCACTGCTGTTGAAAATTATCACGCTCTCGGTGCAAGCGGTCTAAATCGGCTTTTAGCGTTTCATTTGATTCTTCATACGCTTTGCACGATTTTAAAAACGCATCGGCTTTAGCTCTTAAAATCGTGTTTTCGTTGATAAGCTCAACATTTAATTGATTACTAAGCCAAACATCAAAGGCCAAATTCAGCGCATTAGGATTAATACGCGCATCTGTTTGTACGCTCTCTAAAAACGCTAAAAACTCGATGTAACGTGGGTGCATATAGAAAGATTCATTCATTTTTTTCATCCTCTGTTTGCATTTCTAAATATCGTAACAGGCTAGCAATTGCTTCTTGCACGTCTTGTTTTTGATCTTTAATCCCTCGCTGTCCTGCACACAACAGTTTTTTTATCGCGTGTTGCAAACATGGATTAGTAACCCCAAAAAGCACCAACACACGATAAACATCTACCGATTTTAATGTTTGCACGTCTTTAAAATAATGGTCATGGCTTTGATGCTCTGTATAATGTGGTGGGTGATTGATTATATCACTCATTGTTTTGCCCCTAATTGTTGGCCTTTGCCGCGCCAGTTAATGCCCATTTTATTAATTCTTGACACTAACGTCATATATGGCACTTTTAAATGCTTGGCGCTTTCGATATAAGTCAGACCAAGCTTTTCACATTCAATAATTTCTTGTTTTGTTAATCGCCTTTTTTTCAACTCGTAAGCATGGAATCGAACCTTGCCAACTTCTTGTCTGCGTCTTTTCGCGTTCTGTGCAAGCTCAATAGCATCTTGTAGTGTCAACCCTTTACGTCTCATCTGCGCCCACACTGTATGCTCACTAACACCTAAAGCCTCGCATTTAGCGCGAACAGAATTGGGGTCTTTGCATCCTGCTTTGTAATATATGCCTTTACTCGGCCATTCAATATTGTGACGCTTCAAAAAGTTGCTAAGATTCGCCGCGCTTGTATCTAATACGACAGCCGCGCTAGATAATGTTAAACCGTGCTTTTTTATTTCGTTGACTTTTTCAAGTGTTAATTTGCGATTCCAAAACAACGGCAATGTCTGAGCGTCTTCTATGCTCATACCACGCTTTAATCTAGCGTAGATTACTTGATTACTAATTGTCATTTTGATACCCCAGTCAAAGGTTAGTCGAGGATTGCGGCAGCGTTGACTAGACGTTTTCAGGTTGCATCCCTAAGCCGCAAAATTAGTTTATGTATTTATCGTTAGTTTGTCGCTGTTAGTTTGGGACAAAATGACTAAAAATACCAAATTAGCGCAATGTTTTGAAAATTAGCGCAATAATTAGCGCAATGTAACATTGCGCTAATTTGTGTAAGTTATTGATTTTACCAATGTTTTTTATTAAATTAGCGCAATAGCGCAATAAAGTAAGAATGTCCACACATGATAGATAAATATATTTATATACGCATAAATATATTTATATGTGTATAAGGAATGACAAAATTGCGCTTTTTAAGCTAACCGCGCTAATCGTTTTATAATCAATAACTTACGTTTAAACATTGCGCTAATTATTGCGCTAATTTTATAATTCATTGGTCTAGTCAAAAAAAAGGCCACTAAAAAGTGGCCTTTAATCTCAAAACGGTATTTCGTCAAAATCACATTTAAAAAATAATATGACCTCTTTTTTAACAGTTTGGCTGTCGTTTTTAGGTGAATGTTTAAACCAAACGTAATGCTGGGTATTTGTTTTTTTGATATAAACCCTTCGCCCATCAATCTGCGAGTACCCCATATCTGACAAAATATGCCCCAGCGTGCGTGTAGGTGGTAGCATATCACCGTCAGGTTCACATAGTTTAGCTAACCATGTTACGTCCAAAATACGGCCATTTACGACACCGCATTCATGTTTATTGATTAAATCCTCAACTGTGCATTGTTCAGGCGACACACTTGCCTGTATCATTAAACGTCTGGAATTGGTATCAGGAGCGCGCCCACTGGCTTTAAAATCTGCACTAATGGGGTAACTCATTAAAAACGTTTTAAGCGCGCCTGCGTGCGTTTCTGACGTGCTAAAGAGATTCTCAAAATAATCTCCAGTTGCTTCCCTTCCGCCAAAATAATCGAATAACTCGCTTTCATTTTGAATACGTCCGTACATCACGCAAAAACGTCTATCATCATTAGTTATCGGCAAAGCGTCCTTATAATTGGTCAATAACAGATAGTTTGTGAAGTTTGGTACTGTACGATGGTCGCGCCCTTTTTCTTCAATCTGAATCATCGAATTGGTAATAAACGGCTTTAGCCTGTCCATGATGCGCCACTTATCATCGCCCTTGATGCGTATTTCCTCAACGATATTTACCACAGCACCATGCGCCCACCCTGTGAAGCGTTCACCCAATGCTGACGGGTCTAGGCTCTTTGCATTGCTACCCAATACCCACTCCAACACCTTAGCGAAATAACTCTTACCTGTGCCTTGCGCCCCCTGCAACAATATCGCCCAGTTGATGCGTTTACCTGCGTTCTGCACTACATAAGCAAGCCAATCAATTAAAATACGCTGTTCACGCTCATCTACCAAAACGTTGCTAATGTGCGTTAAAAACAAGTCAATCGCGTGTTTGTTGGTATCATCAATTGTCACCGATTTATAACCGCTATCAACATAAGAATTGAGCATGAGCTTGTTATCATATTCAAACGTCACGCCAAAACTAGGCCAATACATTTTATCAACAACGGTTAATAAATCGCATTCATTTAAGGCATAATCACTGGCTAACATATCCGCATTTTTTACATCCTCATTACGATTATATTTAGCATTAAATGCTTCCCGTTTAATGCTATAATTTAACCGTGTGTTTGCAAACTCGCACAGCTTCTCAACATATAACCAATCTTTTAACCACTTCGGCGATAACGGCACATTATCGTCAAAGTGTTTTTCTAATCGTTCACCATTAAACGCCTTTTTAATTTCGGCCTTAGTTAATCCGATTTCTTTACCCACACTCACGGCTAAATCATTGGCCAAAATCGCTCGCATATCACTATGCAAAACATTATCACCCAACGACACCACACGTTTTTTAAAATCACAGTAACCGCTAAAATCAATCACTTTCTTAGCATCTTCACGCAATTCATCAAATACTGAAGTTTTAACACCCCCTTGTTGTTTAACGTGCCACGCAACCGATGCCATCGTAAAACGCGCACCTGTCCAAGTGCCGAAGGAATTATATTTTTTACGCATCTTCTTAGCGTCATGTTTGCTACTTAATGCCGACCATGACACCCACAAATCAAAACCTTTATCTTCACCTTGATATTGATGGTGTAAGGCTTGGCCAACCTTGAGCCAATCGTCATACTCAAGCCCTTGCGCCTGATAAGCAAACAACAAACCATTGACCTCATCATCTGACATATTAAGCGGCAAATCGCGCGTGAAGTCCTCATCATCATCTTCTATCGTCACATTATCAAAAACAGACGCACCGCCACCCATCGCTAAAAACTTATCAACGTCAACAGCCGCACCTTCACCTGACAAAGCCCAACGCTCGCCCCCTACCGCACAAGATGGATAAAACATAAACTGATTAGGCTTGTACGAACACTTGTCATATATAGAAGGGTCGTAAGACTCGCAAAACGAGCGGCTAAGCTGTCTATATTCATCACGCGACACATCACGCGACAAAGGCAAAACTAATCGTACACGCGGCTTATCAGACGTATGAGAATGGGTGCTATAAGCCACAAATGCACCAAGCACCATCAAATCCAAGTCAAACTCTAAATCGTCAATCGTGCCAGTGTATTTATCAATATCTAAAGTCAATAAAGAGCGACACAATAAATCTTCATCTACTCGCACATCATCACTAAACGCGCCACCAACAAAAAAACCAGCGTTTTCTTTTTGTGCGACTTCAACATGATGAGTCAACTTTTTAACAATATCAGCCCACGACTTGACCTTGTTTTCAATTATTCCCATTCCTTTTCCACAGGACACCGCGATTTTATAGTCAGTCATTATTGTTTTGTCCTTTTTCATTTATGTAAGTGACTGATAAACGCCCACCCGATAAAACCATTATCTGAAATTGTTTATCTATTGGTGGGTACTGCTTCCACTTATGCACTGCATCACGTGTTATACCTAAAGCGTTAGCTAAACGAGTCTGACCACCCCAAAATTGAACCGCCTCTTG